GAATAATGTAACCATAGTTCCGAAGCTACACCGCTGTGTGCCTGTAGAATTAGTTTCGCCAACTCGTGCATAATATTAAAGCCGGTAGGCTTCCGAGCGTCAGGCTCATCCTCGGTTAAAACTACAATATCTTTTTCATCATATCCGCGTTTTTCAATAAGGTGTGCCTTCATTGCTTTGACATCATTAATGCATCCGCGTAACTCTGATTTAGTACCGCGATAGTTTATACCAATGAGAAGTGCGTATTTAGTCATATAATATAACTTAGAGATTTTTCTACCGGATTTGGTCTAAATGATCTAGATACCATTTATATGTTCTTTTTAGACCCTCTCTTAACGGAACTAGATTACGAGCTAATTCAGGGTAGTGGCGACGCAATAGTGTATCTGATACGGTCTTTTGCATACAACCGTCAGCATACTGCGTGTCATTGCGTACGGTGCCTGGATCGTTTCCAGTAATTTCTGCTAAGATAATACACATTTCCCATATAGATACCTCATTTCCGGCACAGATCATATCGCTGCTGAACCTTGGATCTTCATTAATTATAGTATAGATGACCTTTGCGAAATCCGGAGCATAGAGAAATTGTCTTAATGGCTGACCAGTACCCCAACATGTCAAGTCTTTTCCTTCGTGGAAACGATGCATCATACCGGGGATCACATGTCCGGCCTGTGGATTGAAATTATCATATGGTCCATACAAATTAACGGGGATTAGACAATGATAGTGGGAGTACAGGGAACAAGTAGTTTTGAAGACTACAATGTCTTCTTGCGATCTATGGGGGTTGCTCTTTCTAGTTTACAAGAAAATGATCAGTATTTTTACATTTACTCAGCAGGACCAGCAAAAGTTAATTCAATGGTTATGGAGTTTGTAAATTTGTCAGAACGCAGCATGAAGACTAGAGGAAAAAAGATTAAGTTTTATAAGGTTGCACCAGAATGGATTTCTGAAAACATGTCTGATGTTAACTACTTTATCTTCTTGTCAAAAGAAAAAGAGAACTTGTCAAGGTTGGTAAGTGAAGCACAACTTAATAAAATAGATGTGGGAATTTTTAACTACTAAAAGGAGAATGTTATGAATATTAAAGAGTTAGAGAAAATGGAAACAATTGTTTCAAGCAACAAGTCGTTTTCATGGAATGGCTGGGATGTCGTTCATGCATATCCTTCTGAAAAGGGTGCAACATCAAAGTTTGGCGCTTACATTAATGGTAAGTGGCACATCACACGTAGATTTCAACTGGGATCTGATGGATGGGAATTACCTGATAAGTTTGTAGTGTAGTTATGCATAGAGATAAATGGAAAGATGATGCTTTATGTTTTGAGTATGACACAAATATATTTTTTGAAAAGTACGAAGATGAAGAAAATTTAAGAGGGGCTATAGATAAACTTTGCTCTACATGTCCAGTATCAAAACAGTGCTTTGCTGTTGGTATCTCAAGCAAGGAATGGGGAGTCTGGGGCGGTATATACCTAGAAGGTGGTACAATATCTAAGGAGTTTAATAGTCATAGAAACAAAGAAGATTGGGCTAACACTTGGCAGTACCTAACGATGGAGAATTAAAATGTGGTCATGGATCCTTGCATTAATTGGGGTTACTGGAATTTTTTTGGTTGGGCGTAAAACAATATGGGGATGGCTAATACTATGTGTTAACGAATGTCTTTGGATTGCATATGCTTTAGAAACTAATCAATATGGATTCATCGCTATGGCTGTTGCATACGCAGCGGTATACATTAAATCATACATACATTGGAGAAAAGAAGAATGATTATTCAGATTATTGGATTGCCAGGTAGTGGCAAGACAGAGTTAGCAAAAGCGTAAGGAAATGGGTCTATGAATGTATCTAAACAAAGATCAGCACTAAAGTCCATCACTTGGCGTGTAATTGGAACAGCAGATACATTTGTTATATCCTGGGTAATAACTAAAGAACCAGTTACAGCAGGTGCAATTGCAAGTTTTGAGGTATTTACAAAGACAATCCTTTATTACTTCCATGAGCGTGGTTGGAATAAAGTTAAATGGGGGAGAAAGTAATGTATACAGATCAAATGAGAAGAGCCTTTAGGTCTATCCATGCACCAAAAAACTTTTCTTTGACTTTAGTTGACAATGATAACTTTATTACAGTAAAGGCTAGTGAACCAGATTTTATGAGGTTGAACTCAGAAGATAAACTGATTGCAGTGGAGTATATGATCAGAGTTAAAAAAGCATTAGAGGATAATGGAGCAATTGTTCTTTTGGTCAGAGAAGGTGGAAAAGAATTATGATAGAGGGTTTTATATTTTTTACTTTTACTATTTTATTTTTCATTATGGTAGTCAGCAACATACGACTAAACTTAAAGATCTCTCTAACAACAAAACGATTGTTGCAGTCGGAAATAGATAAAAATGTTTTGGCTGAAAAACTTTTTGAAGCATCTTCTATAAAGGCAATCAATAAAGATGAATCATCTGAAGCATTTTTAAAATTTGTTTCAGACTCAAGAGACGTGGCCTATGAATATATAGAGGATGCTCAGTTTGTATTAAATAAGTTTATTAAGGATATCGAGCCAGAGATTAATTACTTTAAGGAATATGGAGATGTCTCTGCCATGGCACCAAACTACTATTCTATGAAGAAAATTGTAGAGTGCTACGAAGAACTAAAAGTTTTGCTCCCAGATGATTATGGTAAAATAGATACATGATTGAAAATCCTTCCGAAAAAGATCAAGTATATTTGACAAATGTTGAAAAAATAGGACATGATGCAGAAAATATACAGTATTTGGAAAAGGTCTTGTCTAAAGAAGAACATGAAGCGCTACTTGATTACGTAAAAACTCGTGAATCTTGGAACCATGAGCCATGGGCTGCTAAAACTGTTGCATCAAATGAAATGCCTAAAGAAATTTTTGAAATGTTAAACAAGGTTTTTAAAATTGTTTATGAAAAGTCTAAAGATATTTATAGTGTAGATATTGATCCTTTTGAGGAATACAAGTTAAATTTAATAAAGTTTGAAAAAGGTTTCTCATTGAACAAACATGTAGACACCCTTTCAAGCGAAGCAAATCATATTGCATCAGTATATTACATTAACGATGACTATGAGGGTGGAGAAATAAATTTTCCAGACCATAGTATAAAGATTAAACCAAAAGCCAATAGTATAGTTATTTTTCCTGGCAATGAAAACTATTTGCATGAAGTTCTTACAATTTTAAATGGAGATCGATACAGTTCGTCTATGTGGTTTCAGTTTACTGGTTCTACCTTTAATAAAAAAAGAGAGTGGTATGACTAAAGCATGACAAAATATAATTTGGGAAATTCTGTAAACAATATAAGTATTACAGAAAATGCTTTGTCTAAAGAAGAGCATCAGCAAATACTTGATTATGCCGTAGGCGTAGATTCTTGGATGGTTCAGCCTTGGGGAGTTAAGATGTTGCCATCACAAGAAATGCCAGAAGAAATTATTCAAATATTAGATACAGTTTTTATGCTTGCTTACAAAAAGTGTATAGAACTTTATGATGTAGAACTTTATCCATTTCAAAATAAAAGAATACCTTTAATTAAGTTTGAAAAAAATTATAAGATGAACGAGCATGCAGACACAACAGGAGACCTTGCAGCAATATATTATCTTAACGATGACTATGAAGGTGGAGAGATAAACTTTATGGATCACGGACTGAAGATTAAACCAAAGGCTAATAGTTTTATTACATTTCCTAGCAATTCAGACTACTGGCATGAAGTGCTGGAAAATTCTGGCAAAGAAAGATATTCTGCTACCTACTGGTTTAAGTTTTACGGATCTAGCCTAGAAAGACCAAAGAATGGGCTAATTAGATGATAACTTTCAAGCCATACGAAGATCGTGCATATGATGCATTTTACTCATGTAATGTATCTGAGTGTGAACTTGAAGCAGAAAAAATATATGGAACAGAAACATCAATTGTTGATGTTTGTTTAAATCATTATAAAGAATTATCAGAAAAAGGTTATCGATGAAAGACATTGTTTTATCAATACTAACAGGTTTTGGATGTGGCGTAGTATTTGCTGCATTCAAATTGCCAGTACCAGCACCACCAGTTTTTGCGGGAGTCGCAGGAATTATTGGTCTATGGATTGGCTTTACAGTACTAACAAGAATAATATCCTAGGAGGAAAATTATGAATGAACAAATTAAAGCACTACTAGCATCATACGGACGATCAGTTCTAGGTGCAGGACTTGCACTATATATGTCTGGGGTTACAGATCCTCAAACACTTGTATACTCTCTATTGGCAGCGATTGCTCCAGTTGCGCTTCGTGCAATCAATCCAAATGACACAGCATTTGGTCGTCTTCCAGACGCAGCAGAGGTTGATGCTGTTGTTAAGAAGGCAACAGTAAAGAAGGCTCCTGCTCGTAAGAAGGCAGCAGTAAAAAAGAGGTAGTATAATATGTACTATTCCGCTATGAGACTTTAAAAGGTTTTACAACGGATGCTCCTTCGAGTGGAGAGTTAGCAGGAGTCGAATCTTCGTGGCTAATAGACCTGAGCAGTCGTCTATAAACTGCTCATTTACTATGAATTTCTTTTGATATATATTTCATGAAATCCCAAGTCATGTAAAACAATAGCGTCCACAGACCAATTATTGTTTAAATATAAAAATTCATTTACACTTTGATA